CACACTAGGGTCTGGGTCTCCGTTAACTGAAACTATCATTCTGGAGTATTGGTTTGCTAGTGGTCGCTCAATACCATATTTCTTTTGTTTTCTATTTGCTTCGGCAACATATTTTTCATCATTGCCGTCCATTAGCCTTAGCTCAACTCTAGCTTTTGTTCTTGGGAGTTCAACTACAAATGTGCCTGCTTCTGTGGTTTCAACAGATGAGTTAAGACCCTTTACCCCTAGTTGAGAAAGGTCAATAATCTCTTGTTTTGGCGTTGAACATGCAGGACAAGAAACATTTATTTCATAGTCCTCCCCATATCCATCGATACGAAGAGCAACTAGAATAGCGTTCTTATCACCTGTTAGTAATGTTGATGGGTCAAGTTTTTGGTCCACTAAAACAGACTTGATAAGTCTGTCCACCACTTCGCCTGATTGAAGAATGGATTCATTTGTTAATATTTCTTCTTGGCGTGTGGTCATAGCCTTCACCTCTACGGTTTCTTTGTCGTAGAGGGGATGACCTTGTGGATAAAACTTTCCCTCGGAAGGTAATTTTACTAATGTTGTGGGTGGTGAATAAGTCGCTTGCTGTTCTGGTATTTCAGTTGTTGTAATATTTGGTTGATTTATTCTTTCAGCATTCCGTGACATTTATACCTCTTATGCACCCGTGATCTCAGCCCAATCGTAAGCGATGGTTAGGCTGAGTTCAACGAGTTCTTCTGATGCGTAATCAAAGCTACCCCAATCTACACTAACAATGATAGGGTTGTTAAGTGTCCAAGTTTCAACTGGGTCGCCAGCAGCGTTTAGGGCTTGAATTTTGATATCGCCAATGGCATCAGCAAAAGATTTCTTTGTGAAACTTTGCTTCATTGTCTTATCTTCTGGACCCTTTACTGGTGGGTAGTAGCCAGCCTCTCTTAGAAGAGAGTAGAGTTGTTGGGAAGCATCGGGGGTTAGGGGATCTTTGAGAGTAACTGTGATATCATTCCACTTAGCACGTCCTGGGAACTTGAATGAGTGGTTGATATACTGGTGTTCAACTGTGCTCACTTCCACTGTTGGACGTGTGACGTTTGACACAACCCAGCTTGGTAGTTGGTCTTGTTGACCTTTCTTACCAAAGCTAAATAAGAAACGGTGTTGTCTTTTTGGCTGTGAATTTTTGCTTCCCCAAAAGGTTGTCTGTGTCATTAGTTATTCTCTCCCTTAGTCTTCAAATGAAGCCCCTGAGTTTGTGATAAAGAAGTCTACCGCGATAAACTCGATAGCTCTTGTTGGCTTAATAAATAGTTTAGCATATAGAATATTTTGGTCAATGAGGTCAGGGGTTGTTGTTGTCTCATCGAGAACCAATCTGTACTCATCAATACCGAACTGTTGTTGCACGTCGAGCAAGAATGGGTTAGCTTCTGAGAGGAAGCGGTTCCATGTGTCTTGAACGTTTGGCTCAAACAAGAAGTTGGAGGCAATCTGTGAGAGACCTTGCTTGACGTAGATAAGCATTCTGCGAACGTTGATGCGATCGAGTGCGCTTCTGTCGGCTTGTAGGGTCTTCTGACCGAACACTACAACACCCTCGTTGGGGAATGTAGCGATTGGGTTGATGCCCACCTCGTAAAGCTTATCACGGTCTTTAGAGGTTAGTTTCTCTGTGGCGCTTAGAACTGGGATGCCAGTTGCGTCACTTGATAGACCGCCTCGTGTGAAGCCTGCTGGTGCAAACCATGGACCACGGTCAAAGTCTGTTTTGGACATAACGCCAAGTGCGACTACTGATGGTGGTAGGTAAACAACCTTGTTGTTCTCATCGTCTAGGGCTTGTACCCATGGGTAGTAAGCGCAGCCGAATGAAGAGTCAAGCTGACGGTCAATAAATGTTTCTACTGCATCCTCAACATCACCAATGGTGTCGTTGGCGTTTGGAGCAGCAGCCTGTGTTGCTGTGCGCTCTGGTGGTGGAACGAATGCCTTCTCGATATCGATAATGGCTAGTGCATCACCACGGTCTTCGCAGCGCTCTACGAGACGCTTTGTGAGACCAGCGTTCTTTAGACCTGGGACTGTAGCCAAGTTGAAAGAAATTTGCTCTGGGTCTGATAGAAGGTCAATAGCTCTTTGTACTGAGTAGTAAGCGTAGTTATCGCTACTGTTTGAAGAGAGGAGACCTTCACGAAGGATTGGTTCTTTCTCTTTGATGGTGAAACCATCTGAACCACCGTTGAGTACGGTTGTGAACTGAGCAACGCCACGGTCGATAAGAGTCTTGTAGCTTGAGCCTGCTTTTGATGTTACAGAAGCACCGGCTACTCTGTTGCCTGCGGCGTAGGAGCTTTGCTGGACTCTGTTTCCTGAGAATGAAGCGGAAACATCATCAAGCGAGAATACCCATGAGAACTCGGTTAGACCATCCACTTCGTTTGCAGCGGAGTTTTCTTCGCTGTTTGGGTCAGCCAAGAGGCTTCTTGGTCTTGGTCTAATGATATCTAGGATATCTTCTGCGAACTGTGCGTTTGCTGTTGTCTTGCCGGTGTAGGCACCGTAGAAGACTGATGTTGGGTCAAGACCACCACCGTCTGTGTTGGCGGCTCTTAGTGGAACTTGTGGGAAGTTGAAGCGAAGTTCAGCGTCTTGACCAGTAAGAATGTACTGTGTTGTGAGGGCAGCTTGTGGTCCACCTGTCACAGAGCCCGAACCTGCAATAAATGGTGTTACGATTGAACCCAGAATATCGGTAAAGCCGTTTGAAGATGAAAGGTAGTTTACATTCTCGTAACGGATGGGACCGAACACACCGAAGGGTAGAAGTTCTGTTGGTGTTGTACCAGCCTCTACTTCTTCTTTCATCTCAACGTAAACAAACTTTGATTGGTTGTCGTATTGACCGAGGTCTCGGCTTATTCTTCTAACGTTGTCGTAAATGACTCTTCTATCGCCAACCTTTCTTGCGAGGTAGTTTGGTGATGATGGGTCGAGGTTGCAGTTGCTGAAACGCTCGACAACTTCAACTGTGTTGTCTGTGTCGTCTAGCTTGCGAAGAACTAGGTCGAATGAACCGTATGAACCGGAGATGCGACCGTAGCGCATGTTTGTGATGGAAACTTTTAGGTTATCTTGAACCCACTTGCCACCGTCACGAGCACGGAGTCTAAACAACTTTTGCATGTCCTCTGGGTCGTATGAAGCGGTGTTCTCGTTAAGGTCTTGTGCGATGAACCAGCCTGTCTCAGCTTTTTGTGATGGGAACTGGAAGTTCTCACCGCTCTCAGCACCTGAACCTGTTGAGGCGAGCTTTACAATGACACCCATGTAGGAGGTGCCAGAAATGCTGTCTAGGCTCTCTTCAAAAGTTTCACCCAAGAAGTATTTCTTGTAGGTGGTTGAACTTGCAGCGTAAATATTGCTGTTTGTTCTGATCGCGTCTGTGTTTAGAACGTTGCGAATGTATTTCTTTGAATTGGGGTTAAAGTTGAAAACGTATGAGCCTGTTGTTTCACCATCAGAAGCACGAGCAACTTCGCCTTCGATGACCAACTTGAACTCAGCGTTTTTTGCGCTTGTGCCAGCGAGGGCATCAATAAGAGTAGCGTTAAGCTGGTTGGCGCTTTCTTCATAATCGGCAGTATTGCCTGCGAGTTGGATTGTGGCACCATCTTCTCTATAAATAATAGCAGCAAGAGTACCTGTGTGCAAGCCAGTTGATGAGGAGCCGAACAGGAAGAATCCTAGAGCTTCCTCTGACTTCCATCCTGCGCGGTCAGATGTGCTTGAAGCGTCGGGGTCTTGTTTTCCGAGAAGTCTAATGAATGTCAGTGAACCGTTGTTTCTCAACCAAGCTTTTGCAGCGTAAGCGCCGTAAGCTGTACCTGCCTTTCCACCGTCTCTCCAGGCATCTCTAGCCGATTCTTGTGAAAAGGGTTCACCAAATGTTTGAACGAACTCTGAAAATGAAGTAACTGTTACGGGTCTCATGCCTGGACCACGTTCTGAGCGACCGATAACCACTGGACCAACAGGAACGGGTGTATCGGGTAGTTGTGATTGGTCAATCTCCTTGATGAAAACACCAGGGGACACAAACTTGAATCTTCTTTCTGACATATTGTATTTCTCCTAAGAAAAACTTCCTAATAAATAGTGTTATGGTGGGTCAAACACCTACTCAATAAAAAATGTCTCTTCTTTCTTGAATCGTATCTTGACCGCATTCTCTCTGACAGCAACGGTTTGTTGTTCTTGGTTGATGCCTTCCCCTATTAAAAAGCCTTCCACTCGGATTTCAATATCAGTTTCAAATCTTCTTTCTTCCTCTCCCAAGGTTGCAAGGTTATTGCTTTGGGCAAAGTCTTGCGAAACAAAACCTTCATATGAGTTGTTTTCGTCTCCGAGGTCGAAAGAGTAAGCATTACCAAAACGGTTCATAAATGGAGTAACAAGGTCATTCATATGAGTTTGATACTCAGCCACCAGTTTTACACCATATGTGACGTGAACCCAAGTTGGTGTTGGGATAGAGGAAAACTCGTAAACAACTCGCTTTGTTTTGAAACGAGAGTTTTTGTCTCCTCTTACTCTTAGGGAGTCAGCGTTGGCAAAATTCTTTGTTTTATCGGCTTGGATATTTTTGCCAACTAAAAAGTTGTTTCTTCTTCTGTCCGAGTTGTTGTAAACATTGTTGCCGAATGGTCCCATTCTGGACGGGTCTTTTTGAACATTTGTTCTTTCAATAGTGATAAGTGGGAGGATAAGTGTCTCACTTCCATCTCTGGCTTCTTTGGACTTTTTTATTTGATATGCTCTCTCTGCACCAGCCCAAATAACAGGAACTTTTCTTGTTTCGTTATTTGCTCTGACGTGTAGGTCGAGTTGTTCATCTACCCAGCGGTAAAAAGCTGCATCTATTGTTTCTAAGGTAGAAGGAGTGTATGCTCTTGTTTCAGTTGCCATCGAATAAACCTTCCCTTGCTTTTATACACTCTGCTGTGGTTTCGTATTTTTGCCCTTCTTGACCAAACAATCTTTTTGCGCCAATGGTTTTTACTATCTCGTAGTAGTCTCCATCGTAGTAAACAAAGTCTCCTACTCTAACAAAAAGGTCTTGGTCTTCTGTGAGTCTCTTACGGTGAAAGTATACTGAGATGCGGGGTCTTTTGTCGTAACCCTTACTGTCGTTTGTTACGTCACTCTCTTGTGCCTCTACTCTTGCATAAACCCTTACTGGTGGTAAGAAAGTTTTTTGTATTGCCTCGCCATAAACAGGGTGAAAGTTTGTGTGCTCTAAACTAATAGCGTAGTAAGCTATGGCTTGACCAACCACATTTTCGATAAGTTCGGTATTAACTTGGCGAACCAAGTCTCTTTCTTTCTTGCCAACAAAGAGCGGTGGTGGTGGCGCATCTGGTCTTGTGAATTTTGCCATTTATTTACCCCACATAGATTGCATTTGGAACGTTTTCAAAAAGTTTTTGCGAGTTCTCGACAATATTTGCGTCACTTTCAGCTAAAGCTGAGTAAGTTAGTTGGTCTAGAAGCTCTTTTAGTTCTGTTTTTAAGTTTTGTTGTTCTTCTCGGGACTGACTAATAAGGTCTGAGCCATTTAGAGTCACAGAATCGTTTGGAATTGGAATAGTGCCGAACTTGGAGCGCACTTGACCTAAAATTTCCTTACAAAGTGCAAGGGCATAGCGGCGAATCCATTGCTTACCCACCGAGTTGATGTTATCGTAGGGAATATTAGCAAATGGCAAGGTGTTCATGTTGTTTACACCCTTTACTCCGCGCTCTCTGGTATCATCTACGGTGTTTGCATCTTCATCAACGGTAAATGTAAACCAAATGTAATCATCGGACTGTACAGAGTCTCCTGGGGGTGGATATACCTTTAAAAAGTTGTTGTGTAACTCGTAAGAATAGTGTGAGAAACGAACATTTGTGTGGTCTTCGTATGCCATAGCTTGCAAACGGTTGTGCCAAGTTGGAATAACCTCGTATGTTGAGTCATCAGCATACTGACCATAGGTGGAAAGGTTGCCTACTACGTTGAGACCACCGTAGTAGCTAAAGAACCTCCACATAACCTTGGGGCTTTTGTAATAAACATTTCTAATAAGAACTTTTTTGTTATTAATCTTGTTGTAATAATCAGAAGAGGCTAGAGAGCTTGAAGCCTGAACAATGGCTTGTAGGTCGTATTGTTGTGTATTTGGTTCTAGCTTGAAACTTGCTGAGTATTCTGTTAGGAAGCCACCTACGCCAGCTTCGGTTGATACACCCTCTGCCACACGACGTGCATAAGCAAAACCAAAGTTTGGAAAGTCTCTCGATGCGTCAGATGCCCCTCCTGAAATCTCTCCGTCTTCATCAAAAGAAGAAGTCGATGCTCCAAGCATGTCAGAAAGCACGTTCTTAGCTTGGTGAGAGTTTATCATATATGAGTATTCTAATACTGCTTCTTGATAAGCTGCATAAACATTACCAGTTTTTATTTCAATATCTAAAACATCGCCGCCTAGTTTTTTATAAACATAAGCTACTTGGTCTACTGCTCCGCTAATAAAAGCTGCGTTGTCACTGTATACGGTAAATGGTAAAGCAGCTACCACATCATCTGTTGAGCCTGTGGCTGTTAAAACAGATGTGCTTACGGTAGATACTGGACTAAGTTCTGGAACTGGCATTGTCTAAACCCTCTTCTTCCTAAATAGTTTCCCCAAAGAGAAACCCCCCGCCTACCGAAGCAGACGAGGGGCAACTCTTAGTCAAAGACTAGGCTTATACCAAGTCTTGGCAGATGACGAGACCGTACATGTCTGGACGGACCATCTTCTTGCCGTAGCGTGTCATCACACCCTTACGTGGTACGAAGTCCTCTGTGCCAAAGATGGTTGGAGTGACTTGTAGTGGGACGTAAGGAGCGTAGACGTAACCACTCTCTAGGAAGCTGTTGCCACGGCGACCAACTAGAACCACGTTGCGTGGGAAGTATGGGTCAACGTAAACGTCGAGCTTCTTGGAGATGCTACCAACATTTACAGCACCGGCTGTGCCATTGGCGTCAACGGTAACGTTGGCGCGGAAGCCAGCAGTGAACTCTAGAATGTTAGCAACTTCTGGTGAGCAAACTACGAAGTTTGCACCACCGCGAACGGTGCGACGGTGAATCTCTGCGGACACATCGTTGATGGTCTCTAGAAGAGTCTCGTACCATTCGCTAACTGTACCTGTGAAGTCAGGGGCAGCAGTGCTTGCACCAACTTCAACACCAGTTACGCGGTTTACAAACTTACCAGCAGCGCGGCTCCAGTAGCGAACACCGGCACCCTTAGCAGCACCTTGAATGAGGTCGTTCAAGATTTCTTGATCGATCTCTAGGGCAATCTGCTCAGAGAGGATGCTTGTAAGCTCAACCTCAGCGTCGAGGTTGTGGTAGGCGTTGAGGTCTTGACCGAGTTCGGGTGACCACTTAGCCTTTAGCTTTTTGGTGTTGGCTGTGATAGCAACACTGTCCACCTTGATATCAATCTCGGGGATATTTGGTGTATTCTCAAGTGCCCACTCGCTTTGACCGCGAACGGAACCAACAGCGTTGCTAGCTGCAAAGTTATCGGTGATTGCGGCATCAATAACTGTGATAGCTGTGAGTGCTGTTGTCAACTGAGCAGGTGTACGACCTGTCTCGCTAGCGGCTGGAATGGCAACCAAGAGAACTCTTGTGTTGTCATCGGGGTCGATGCGAGTTAGACGACGTAGAAGAACCTCGTTTGATAGACCACCTGAGCTTAGGGTGATGAGGTTATCCATGTTAACGCCAGCGGCTGAGAGTGTTGCAACTGGAACAGAAGCAATAGCGCAGTTTGTACCGGAAGCAATATCGGGATCGTAACGGAGCAACTTATCAAAAGTATCTGAAGTTACTGTATCACCGTCGCCCATTGTGGACTCAGTTACACCAGCACCGTAAGTACCGGAAGCAACAGCAGAAATGGTAACACTAACAGTGCCTGTTGGTGAAGCATAGCCGTTGTTGAGGGCGTATGGTCCCTTTTCAGCGTTGAGACCTGGGAATGTTGAGCCGAGGTCAATACCACCAGTAATTTGAGCAGCTACAGCGCCGCCACCAAATAGTGAGGCGTTTTGGTCGTAACCAAGCTTCTCTGTACTGGAAGTGAAGTCCAAGAAGAAAATGAGACCTGATGGTAGGCTCATTGGTTGGACGGAAACGAGTTCGTTGGCGATTAGCTCACCAAAGACTCTGCGGACGATTGGGAATGCTACGGCACTAAAGCCTTCGACATCACCAGCCGCCATTGTGGAAGCTTCACGGAGAAGTTCCTTGGCTTGGTTCTCTAAGAGACGAGCCATGTTGTTTTTTGTAACATCGCTGTTGAGACCTTCAAGAAGTCCTGTGCCTTCCCACTTATTTAGTAGAGCAGCACCTTCCTTTTGGAGATCACGAGCAACAATGCCTTCTGTTAATTTTTCTAATGCAGACATAGTTAATTTTCCTCCTTTATTCTATTCCTGCGAGCTTGCGCCAATTCTTAAACATTGGAGCTTGCTCTTGTTGTTTATCTTCTCTCTTGCGAGAGGAGACGACGAGGGAACGAGTACGGCTTACAGCTTCAGTCAGTGATTCTGGTGCTGTTTTTTCATTGGTGCTACCCACTGAGTCTTTCATTGTCTCATAAACCAGTTTGGTTTCCTCAATTGTTTTGGCTTTTGCCAAGGACTCGACAATTTTACTTTTTTGACGAGTATTAAGTTCTTGTGAAGATAGTGTTTGAGTTGTGTAGAAAAGTCTAGCGTTCTGAAGATTTACTTCTGCGGCTTTGGTTTTCATCTCAAGCAATACTTCTTTTGCTTTCTTGAGCTTTGTTTTTGCTTCTTGTAGCTGCTCGGAAAGCATCTTGTTTTGGTCTTGTAGTTCTTTATTTTTCTCTTGCTCTTCATCAACTGCGGCAGCTAGTGCGGCAAGGTCAGCGTTCTCAGCACGGTCACCGGCTGTGGAGCCAGCCCAACCGTTGTTGGGGTGCTGGGACTTAATGTCAACGTTGACTTCTTCTAGAAGGGCGTCGAGTTGTTCTTCTGTTAGGGCATCGATGGCTTCGTCAAGACCTTCGCCTTCTTCCATCATATCCATTTCGGCTTCTGGCTCTAAGAGTTCTTCGCGGTCGATAGCAGCCTCTGCATCAGCGGGAACTTCTTCTGCTTCTTCCTCGGGGGTAGAAGCTTCGTAGTCAGCCATTAGCTCATCGAAGTCAATAACTATTTCTTCTTGGTCGTCTTCAAGGGCTTGGGCAAGAGCAACAGTTGCTGCGTCTGGGACTTGTGCCATTAGTGAGTCATCACCAGTTGGTTCAGCAGGCTCGGCGTCCATTTCCATGTCCATAGCCATTTCTTCACCACCTTCGGCAGTCTCCTCCTCGGTGGCTTCTAACTCTTCTTCTTCGTCCTGCTCAAGAAGGTTCTCCAAAGATTCTTTTAGTTCTACGGAATACTTCTCAATAAGTTGCTTCTCAGCATTACGAAGGGCTGTTTCTTTTAGCTCTTTCGCATCTGCTATTGCCTTTTCAAACAATGATGACATAATACACTTCTCCCATGACAGAAATAGTCGTTAATAAATAGTCCTAACGAAGCCAAAAAACTTATTTAGCTTTTTGCTCGTTGGTTATCTTTCTAGCGATTCTTTTTCTGCGAAGTTTTTTTAATCTTCTGGTCTTGGATGGCTTGACATAGAACCTTCTTTCTCTTACTTCGTCTATGATGCCTTCTTTCTTTACTTTTCTTGAGAACCTTTTTATTAGTCTCTCGCCGGGTTCGTTGCGGCGAGCTTCCACTTTAACGTGTGCCATATTACCTCTTTTTAGCTGTGGCTAGGGTCTTCCAGTTTCTCCCTCCAAGAGCCATGATGCCTGAAATGTCCACACCAGGGTCTTTTGCACTTACGCCAGCCATAGGACTAGCGGAGGCTGCACCTTCAACGGGTGCGTCCATTGGTTCGATTCCCTCAAAAATGTTTGAATACGCACCTTCGCCTACTGCTTTTGTAAGCATTTGTCTTTTCTCGGCAAGGCGCTTCTTTTGTAGTTCTATTGCTTCTTGGTTTGTGTTTCTTTGTGGTTCTGGTGTAGGCTCTGGTTGTTTTGCTTCAACAATAACATTGCCCATTCCTTTAGCCACCTCTGCTACAACCTTTGTAAGAATGCCTTCCTCGATAATAACTTCATGGATGCACTCTTTGATAATGGGTTTAATAAGTTTTTTTAGTTGTTCTCGCTTCATAGTTCTCTCAACCAATCGCAGTCAAACTTTGCTGCTATTTTTTCGATCTTTTGCATCTCGATAACATCATAACCCGTTGGGTCTGTGAGAGCGCCATAGCTTGCTCTCTCGTGCGTTTGCTTCAAACGAGCGCACTTTCTTCTTTGCTCGCCAGCGTCCATTTCATTCATAGGTTCGCCGCTTGTTAGTAAGTAGTCTCTTGCGCTGTTGAGATAAGCAGAAGCCAAAGCCACTTTCTTCATCCACCAAGAAGGAAGGTCTTGCTCTGCGCTGAAACCTTCTAGGTGTTGTAGAATATCTTGACTATCCTCGATGGCGAGTTTTGCTTGACGACGGGCAGAAGATACATCTGTGTGTCCGTCTTCGTTGAGAACTGCTTGTAGTTCTTCTTTGATAAGTTGTCTCAACTGTTCTTTATTCATAGGTCAAAGTCTCAAACC